CAATGGATGAGAGGGAGTAGTCATATTTGAAAGACAAAGTAGTCTCTAAGCGTAGTTTCCCCACATATAGGTTTTCCTATGTGTATTGGATTCTAGTCCGCCCCTACGGTGAAGGATATGAATGTTCTTACATTCATCTCATTACTGTAGCTGGATCCCTTTCTGCCATTAAGGACAGAACATGTTTAAAGAAAGAAATTCCTTTAATGTTCCCCCTTAACGGTAAGATGACCTTATCATCCTTGAACGGGTTAGATGGAGACACTGTCTCTTGAGAATCCGATTGGATTTTCTTAGTCAAGTGCTCCATTAAACCATCACACCAACCTTCTGTATAGAAGGTAAAGTGTAATAGTGGCCCGTCAAAGATTAGCCTTCTCACCGGTTTATCCTGAACTAGAGTAGAGAGTTTGTTTCCAAACTGTCCTCTAATAAAGGAGTATAACGGTGAAGAAGTGAAGTCAGGAAAGACTTCAAAGCCAGCTGGTTCAGATAACATTCCAAACCTTAACAAGGTATGGACTGTCTCCTGTATATTAGCTTCTCATGTTTTCTTATCTAAGTCAAACTTAGCTTCGTCAACACAAGATAGCAAAATATGCATATCTACTAAAGAGAGTGATCTATTCAACTTCATAAAAGCCGATAGACCATCTTTAGATGGGATAAAACCAAACGGACCAAGAACTAGTCAAAGAAGTTTATCAACTCCAAACTGTTTTGATACAGTAGGAATAGATGAAAATCTTTGCCTTAGATCTTGTTCGGAAAGTGCTAATCCCTTATTATATAGATCTAAAATTACAGATGAGATTCCTCATCTTGATTTTAAAGCTACTAATAAGTTCTTAGCTCCCACAGCTGAAACTTCCCCATCCATAGTCACTAATCTTTTAGCAAATTCGAAAGAATTGCTAGAAACTAGTGATTTGGATAAGTTGATTTCAACCCCAAGAATCTGAGTCATTATCATGTGATAAGATGCCGCAACAGCCTTATCGGCTATTACGATATCATCACCAAGTAATGCATAATTAGTGAATGAAGGTTTACCAACCCTCATTGCAGCTATTTGTACAATTACATGATGGGACAATGCAAGCATTGCCCATGATGATAAGGCACCCATAGGCTGACCAACTGAATATCTATAAGGAATATCCTTAAGATACCAGTCTCTTCCAACAAGAAGAGTAGCTCAGTCATTAGCGAAATTAGATCCAAATAAAACGGATATAATCTGCTTTTGAAAAGCCATTGGTAACCTATCGGTTGCAGAACTCAGATCGTAAGAATAGAATTCTACGTCATGGAGAAGTCCGTCTTTATAAAGACTGACTAATCTGTTCAGAGGAGCTTGCTGGTTAAAAGTACCATCCATAGGAAGGTCTCTTAACTTTGCAAACACTCAACTGTTCAGCGGAGCCATAACACTCTGTGTTATGGAATCCGCCATGGCGAAGACTCTAGCCTTTCCGGCTGCTTCCTCTTTGATTGCTAGTTTTCCTAGTTTCAAATCTAAGGGACTAACAGAGGGTTTAACCCCTGTTGCCTCTCAGTGAGAAACCTCGGATCTTAGCAAATCAATAAGAACATTACCCTTATTCATCCTTCCAATGAAGGAAAGAAGAGTTGGGAATAATGGACTTATATATCAAGCATAGATATCCTTTCAGATACCCATCATTGATATAGAGTGATTTGGCCCGGCAGATAATAGATAAATGATAGGATTAGATAAAGTCAAAAGGTGTTTTGATCTCCCCTTCGGGATATCAAGACCTAATGCTGCTAATCCGTTAATGACCTCGAATTTAGGTAGAGTATCAGAGATCCCTTTAAAAGGATCCGTGATAGACTCTAACTTAAGTTTACAAGGCATTTTCATTATTCTATAAACTGCCAAGGTAGACA